GGAGAAATTGGAAGATGTTGCTGTTATGCCTATGGTTGACGCAGCTAAGATGACTGATATGGAGAACAGGTTGGCAGTATTAGAAGCCCTTGTATCCAATATGTTGGAAAATACACAGGAATTGAGCAAGCAGTTGGAATACGCCAATAAAGCAACCAAAGCTGCCGAAGAAAAACTTGCACGTGTTGTCCCTGAATCCACGAAGAAAGAGACTACACCGGCTAATAAAGCCAACAACAATCAAGCTGTTCAATTCGACCTTAACCGATTCCGCAGCCTCGGTGAACAACCAGGACTTGGATTTTCAGCAAAAGTCGGATAATCAAATCAAACCCCAAACAAACACAAACTAAAACACAAAAACAATTAAACTATGTCAACATTAAACTTAGCTAACCTTACGGTTTATACCAACCAATTGAGTGGTATCTTCCTTTCTGAGGCTATCAACAAAGGGCAAACTTTCCGCGAAGATGGCGGAAACGTAAGTATCCAACCAGGCATCAAGTATGCAGATAGCATCAACCTTATGTCCACCACGTTGGTTGCCCAAGCTGGTGCTTGCGGAGCCTTCACAACTGGCACAGGTTCTGTCACCTTGTCGCAGCGTGACATCACTGTGTGCGCATTGAAGGTTGAGCAATCCTATTGCGTAACTGACCTCGAAAAATATTGGGCAGGTCGATTGGCGAAAATCGGTTCTTACAACGAAAGCGGCCCGCTTGCGTTTGAGGAAGTCTATACGAAAGGGATAATGGATGAAACCACTCAGCTTATCGAAGACATTTTCTGGCGTGGAAGCACCGATGGAACCTATGGAACTGGCAACCTTGCCCTTTGTAACGGTATCCTTCACATCCTTGAAAACACCGCAGCTACTGCCTCGGTTGTTGCTTATGGAACTGCTTCGGGTGCATTGACTGTTGCTAACGCTATCACCGTGTTCGACGAGATGTATGCTTTGACCCCTAACGATGTAATCGGTGCAGGTGACCTTACGATGTATATGTCTGATGCCAACTTTACGACTTTGATGAGGGCTGCACGTGTTGCAAACTACTTCACGCAGTTCGACGGAGCAACTGGTTACACCCGTGTGGTTAACTCCTTCTTGAACACCAATGTTCGTGTGGTTTCTACCCGTGGATTGAATGGCCGTAACGAAATCATCTTGACACCTTCGAGCAACCTGTTCTTCGGAACCGATGATTTGAACGACCCAACTGCGTTCCGCGCATTCTACGACGAATCCGACGACCGTGTGAAATTGCGTATCAAATGGAAACAAGGTGCGCAAGTTGCTTTCCCTCAGTATGTTGTTATCAAGACAGCCTAAGCACTGAGTTCTGAATAAAAGGGGGTGTCAAACACCCCCTTTTATCAGGACTTACAAACACCAAATCAATAACAAATAAAAAACAATAACAAATGGCTTGTATTTTAACGAACGGATATACACTCGATTGCCGCGATAACTTAGGTGGTATTAAGGGTGTTTGGGTGGGTGCTTATAACACCACCTTAGCATACACATTGGGAGCTGATACACAGACCATTGGCACCTTCTCCGGAGGCACCTCGTCTTTCATCTCTTTCGAGCAAGATTTAGAAGTGGCGCAATTGTCCTCTGAATTTGAAGCGAACTCTGAAAATGGAACTACGGTTTACACCGACAACCTAACTATCATAATGCCTAAGTTGACTGGTCAACAGTTGGAGACTTTGCGCATTCTTGGTCAAGGTAAATGGAGGGTGTTAATCCAGGATAACAACTCGCATTACTTCTTGCTTGGCGTAGATAACGGTGTGCGGGTGACTGCTGCTCCTTATGGGTCAGGAAAGGCACTAAGTGACTTGAATGGTGTTACTATAACTTTCACCTCTCGCGGTGGTAAACCTATCTTCCGTCTGACTCCGACTGCTGCTGACCAACTGATTTAATGTCTGTGAATTGCTGCTGCTAAAAACGAAAACACAAAAACACGCCCAAAAGGCGTGTTTTTTGTTTTCTATCGACAAACACATAGTCGATTTTGATATATAGAGTTATAAAAAAGACACTAAAATGTTCCAAATCAAATCCCAATACCTTGACCAAGTTATCTTCATTCCTTTTTTGGGCATAAGTATGTATGGTCGTCTCATCAAACAAGACATCGTAAACATAATTGCCAAAAGGTATCCATTTTATGTCGATTTCATTGATGAATTCGACATCACCGATAGCATCAGTCAACCTGCTGATGAAACCCCAATTGAGTTACCTGTGTGTTCAACTGAACTTTATTTCGCAGAACAAGAAATCATCGACCAAAAAGATGAGCTTAGTTCAACAATGCTTTTCGACGACTCGCTCACTAAAAAGCGTAAAAAATAAAAAATGATAATCACATCTGCCACACAATCAACGTTTGTAGTGTCTGTTTGTCCAGGTTCACGTGATGACTTGAACAATCAAAACTACACCTTTGTCCTAAAAAACAAAGATACATTAGCTGTTGCTACGTTTTCGTCGGCAGGGAATCTTAATCCTTATTGGGTTGGCGTAACATTCAGTGATGCGACCCCAGTTGCAGCTACTGGCCCAAATATCCAACTGCCTCTAAACCGTGGAGAACACCTCTATAAGGTGTATCAAACAGCCGATGTGTATGATTTGAGCCTATCCTCTACCCATTCGCTTATCGAAACAGGAATATGGCTACACACAGGCACCTTCTCGACAATCCGAGTATCACCAACACCACCTAACAATCAAATCCGCGTATCTAAATGAAACAATCAATAACAACTGATGCCATCAAACCCTACAAAAAAACTGTATTTTCAGTTGAGTTAGGCGCAACTGCCATCAAACCCGAATTCGGGGAAGTCGTGACCAACACCATTGTTAAATGGGGGATGCGAAACGATTCGCCCGATTATCTTCTTAGCTTGTTACAAAAATCAGGCAAGCACTCGGCTATCATCAATCGTAAAGCGGCGATGGTTGCTGGTGGTGGCATTGAGGAACCACAAACACCTGCTTTCAAAGCCTTCGCCGATAATACATTGAACGAAGACACTTTGGAAGATATTATTACCAAAGTCGCCTTTGATTTGGAGATATTTGGCCACTATGCTATCGAGGTGGTTTTTAATGGTTTGGGTAATATCGCTGAGTTAAACCATTTACCCGCTGAGAAAATCAGGGTTAGCCAAGATGGCCAGTTTGTCTATTACCACAGCGATTGGACAAAGACAAAAAATGGTGTTGATACACCTATCAAATTGCCGGTGTTGGACTTCGCTAATCCGACAGGCAAACACGTCTTATACGTTCGCCAATACACCCCTGGGATGGGATTCTATGGCCAACCAAGCTACCTGTCTGGCAGCAACTGGATTGAGTTGGAATGGGAGACTTCGCAATATCACTTACAACAGGTTCGCAACGGTTTTCACCCCGCTGTGATACTTACTTTCCCAAACAGTGCCAATCTATCCGAAGAAGAAATGGAAGAGCACCAGCGGGCCTTAGAACGCGAATTTAGCGGTAGTATCAACTCAGGCAAAACTATGTTTATGTTTGCTGATACACCACCTACTGCAACGGCTTTTGAAGAAAATAACAGCCACGAACGATTTATTCAGTTACAGAATGATATTACTCAGGGTATCTTGGTAGCTCACCAAATCACTAACCCTATTCTTTTCGGTATCTCTACTCCTGGACAATTGGGCAACAGCAAAGAGGTCTTGGAGAGCCAAGCGTTGTTCCAAAGCGTGTATATTGCACCTCGACAAAAACTAATCGAGCGTTCGATAAATAGGTTATTGGCCTACAACTATCAAAATAGCGGCAACGATGCTGCTGAATTTGTGGTGATTAAGCCATATAAAATTGATTTTTCCACTATTCAAACCGAAGTATTATGATAGCTGCAATGTTCATCGATAGTGATTATGTCACACAATTTACGATGGTCGATTCAAACGTGGATGATAGCCTAATAAACAAGGCTATTATATCTGCACAATCGACGAAAGTAATGGAGCTATTAGGCTCCCGCCTTTACAAGAAGTTGATGGATGATTGTCCAAACTGGACGGGTCAATACAACACGTTGGCCGTCGAATACGTGAAGCCATATTTGGCCACGGCAACGGTGTATCAGCTTATCCCTTACCTGAATTATCGATTGACCAATAAATCGGTGTCGCAAAAAGATAGTGATTACAGTCAACCTGTTGGCTTGCCCGAAATCGAATTCTTGCGCGCAGATTTGAGAGCGGATATGGAGTTTCGTGGCCAAAGGGTGATTGAATACATTAAGAACAACGAGTCATTGTTCCCTGAGTATTTAAACCAAGTTGATACTTTTGCAATTGAGCCTACCAAACGCAATTATTATTCAGGTATTTTCGTTGGTCGAAGAAACCGACCTGCTGGTATGCCTGTTGCGCCGGATTGGAGGAATTGCTGTGACCATTGACCGGAAACTCCTTTACTAAAACTTATAAATATATGCAAACAATGTTAAATGGAACTCAATGCAATGATCACAACGGCGTTTGGAATATGTATAGGTATAATCAGTTACTTTTTGAAAATGACTATTGACCGCATCAAAACAACCGAAGGTGACCTTCAAAACGTAAAAGCAGAACACGCTCGCATCGAGCGCGAATTGGCTATTGTCAAAAACGACCAATCTCACTATCTACGCACAATTGATGAAATAAAAACCGATTTAAAGCAAATTTTGAATAAATTGAACAATTTACCGTCCGAAAGAGCCTAATAAATTGATGGTTTTGAACAAAAAAACAAGAAACCCCGCTTTTTGGAGCGGGGTTTCTTGTTTTTTTTAGTTGCGATAAAACAAAAAACCCTGCGCCGCTTTTAGGTGGCGCAGGGTAAAAAAAATGAAACGTCTTTATCAGGATGCTGGGTATAATAAATAAAACAAGCTGACAGAAATATATATAGAATTATCATTATCGCATTTTATTTCTCACTTTTTATCAAAAAAGAAAAGTCGGCACATTGATGCGCCGACCTTTCAAAAAAACCTAAAAATTAAATGCATAACTATATATCACAATGGCACTCTCCCTCGGTCATTAATTATTAGATAAACTCACATTTACTCCATAATTAGTGAAAAAAGATTTGATTTTCTTTTCCAAAGCCTTCCTGCACCGAACATCGCTAAAATAAACTGCGTCAAACAGGGTAAAAAAGAAGAATGAATACTTTTGAACATCCAAATTATTGAACAGTTCCGCTTCCGTGTTCTGAAGCATTGCAGCTACGCTCTGTTCTTCCGCACTCAATTTTTTAATCGATTCCCAGGTCTGCGGATATATCTCTTTGAATTCAGCATTACCTGCCCGTTTTTCGTTGAAATTAAACAAAACACCTCTATAAATTTCAACTTTTGCCTCATCTCTCGTCCGGCCCGCCTTGATAAATCGCTCATAAAACATACCATTTTCACAATCTGTGACATAGTTAGCGTCAACTTCCAATCCTTTTGCTTTAAGCATCGGTATCAATAATAGCGGTTGGCTGTTTTTGATGTCTATTGTTTGAAACTTAATGGGTTTTTTATTTAAAGTCAAATAGGCCCTGGCAACTCGACTAATGTTGCTGAAAGTGTGATAGATGCGGTTCACCTTTTGACCCATTTTGATAAAGCGCGGGCGTGTTCGCGTGTAGATGATTCGGTTAATTCTATCGACCAAAATATTTATTGGTAAACTGTTGCTTTGACAATGGTTAATTTCAGCTCCGATAGCTTTTGCGTAGTCGATACCCAACCGTTTAATGGTGTCGATATAACGCGGGTCTAAATCTATGAGCCGTGGGTCAACCTCGATTTCGTTGTATTTGGCCGGACAACTGAGTGTGTTATTAAAAAAGACGATTGATAGGTTGTCTGTATCCGTGAATTTATCGGTGACCCGATAGCTTTTGCACACGCTCTCATCTTTGGAATAATAACGGTAATGGCCTTTGATTTCCCCCCCATCGTAGCTATAAGGGATTAGATACTCTTCGTCGATTAAAAGTTTAATTGCTTTGAGATATGTTTTATTTGAAGTAAAGTAATACTTCAATTCACTTTGAGGGAGGGGTATAACATTGCCTTCTAATGATTTACGAACACTTAGGTGAACCATAAATTTAAAAAGGCTTTCTGTAGTTCTAAAAGTGAAATTGCATTCAGTTACTTTGTCATAAAAGTCGGTGTTTACGAAGTAAAATTCGTAGTTACACATCTTTGTAACTGTTGCCTTGTCGAATTTCTTAGCATCACCGATTTGGTGTTGCTCAATTGTTGATTGTGTCTTGATTTGTTTCATTTTTAGGTTTTTTTAAAGGCAGCATCATCGCTTCCCTTTATTATATATATCAAAGGTTTGTTCCCTCTTTTCAACTTTTGTGTGTTTTTTTCATAAAAAATGTTTAAATGGAGGACAAACTTTAAACTAATTTGTGGATTGCTGCGCATTTTTGCGGTTGCCCGCAAATGCTCGCATCCACTCCCCGTTCGAGCAGGTTACACAAGTGTTGCGAAGCATAACTCGTTTTTAACGGTTAAAAGAGTTGAAAAAGGTAAAAGGGTTAAAAAAACCCGAGTAGCAGGGGAATAGAATATAGAATAGAATGAGTATAATAGGTGTATCCATTAGTGTTCACTCACTTTCTCAACAAAATCGGCTGTAACCTTACTGAGACTAAGATTATAGCCGATTTTCATAAAATAATAAATGAATAGGTGAACGCTGAAACCGTTGCAGCACTAAGGCTGGAAGTTTTAAAAACCTTAAACTGTTGATTGTTAAGCAAATATGTTTCTTGTTGGTGTTTCAATTTAAATAAGATTTTATGCGTTTGCTGTGGTGTTAACTGTGGTCTTCACTGTGGTTCGGTTTAGCCTCGTGTGTGTCCTTAAATCTAATTCTTTGCCCCCTACAAGCGATTTTATATGAAAAGTGGTATATTGATATACCCACAATCATCTGAATCGCTTGTAGGGGCCTTTAAATCACTCCAATCATAATCGAATGTAAATCAACAGTTTAAGGTTTTTAAAACTTCCAGCCTTAGTGCTGCAACGGTTTCAGCGGGTGGTTGTTCATTTATTAATTTTAGAAAATTGGCTGTGAGCTTAGGGAGACTAAGGTTACAGCCGATTTTGTTGAGAAAGTGAGTGAACACTAATGGATACACCTATTATACTCATTCTATTCTTATATTCCTTATCCCTGCTGCTCTGGGGATTTTAACCCTTTTACCATTTTTTAACCGTTAAAACGAGTTATGCTTCGCAACACTTGTGTAAGCTGTTCAAACGAGGGAGTGGATGCGAGCATTGCGGGCAACCGCAAATGCGCAGCAATCCACAAATTATTTAAATTGGTATTTTTGCATTTTGTTATCGCGATATATAGATTATAGAATTATCAGTATAGACTTATCAGTATAACAAAACCACAAAAAAATGAGCAACTACACCACTCTTGACAAAATCATCTGCCGAATTTACTTATTTGTAATCGGCTGCAACACTCTTGAAAAGTTAGTTGCCAGGGTCAATACTTACGATGTTTTGATGCGGACACCTGGTATCAGTGCCAGCGGTTATACGCACTACAAAAACAAGCGTAACTGGCTAATAAAAATTTATAGCATCCTATACCCTGACGTTTAAAACCTATAAACAATGGACATCCACCTAACCAAACGACTTAACCGTTCCGCCAAATCCATCAAAAAATGGATGCAGGATAAATCGTTCGCCGAATACCTGAACGGTTATCCGGATGATATGCCATTGTGTTATATGTCAACCATCCATTTATCCGATGGGCTAATTTCACTTCACGAAACAATCGAAAAAGGAATCCTAATCGATTTGTTAGTCGATTGTGAGGTGCATATAGTGAATCAATTATATCTCGATGCCTATTTTAAGTTTTTGGCCGT